AAAGGCTCCATTAAAATTAGTGTTAGTTATTCCAGCATCAGCAGCTAGTGCCATGATTGCTTCATTATAACTAAGACCTGATAAAGTTAACGCTGCCTCGGCTGTTGCTATTATATTCTCTTGATTTGTTGCCATTCTACCAGTCTTTGATTGTTAAATTTTTAGCTTTAAGACTTTCCATGTATGAGTATTTAGTTGTGTGCATTTTATCATCAGCCGCACTATGAATACCACCATATTTCCCTATATAGCCGTCAACCGTCAAATCCTCTCCTTGCTTCTTTTTCATCTTATAAGGTTGTTTACCTTCAGAAGACTCTCCTTGAGAAGAAACGCCACCACCTGAATTTACTGCCCTAATAAAATCTAATTGCTCTTTTGTATAATTCATACTAAATTACTCTCCCTAATTGCTGTTGTCGCCCTTTCAGTTCTACTTTCAATTACTTGATCTAATGTCTTAGCATCTCTATCAGCTTGTTTATTAACATCTTCAAACTCTAACTTCTCATTAAATTGCTCAATTCCAATCTTGGCCTCAGCTTTCTTGACATTTACTTCTTGTTGCTTGATGTCTACCTCTTTAGCTTTTAATTGTAATTCTTGATCTTTCCTTTCATTTTCTGCTTGTGCTAGTTGTTCCTCTATAGATGGCCCTTCTGGTTCTTTTGGTGTCTCGTCCAATAAATACTCTTCAAGATTTCTGCCCACTTTAAATGGTGAACTAATAAATCTTAGCATCTCATTAAAGGCAGTCTGATTAATGCCACCAACCTGTAAAATGGGTGTAGCTTGAGCAAAGAAAGTGCTAATGGCCTGTGCATATTCTAGCCTATCAGATTTTTCTTGGTTTTGGTCAACTCTAACAGTGCTATCTGTTTCTATATCTATTGAGAAAGAGCGAGCTTTATCGTCTTTCATCATAGTATCTATTTCTTTTAATTGCTCAGGTGTAACAGCGTAGCCCTTAAGGTCGTTTAAAGGTTTTTCCATTGTCTTTTCGAAGCCTAATTTGGCTTGTTCCTGTAATTGTTGAATTTGAGCTTGACCTTCAGGGGTATTGATGTCGATTTCTTCCATTGCCTGCGCAATCAATGCTTCTTGTTTATTCCTAGCAGTCTCAGCAATTAGATTAATATCAACAATTTGTAGATTAGTTATTTTAGCAAGCTCTTCTATTGTGTATTGTTCAAGTATTAATTCAGCTCTTAATCTTTCAGTGTTTCTAATAAAGATTTCAAACTCTTTTTGTAATGGCTGGATTCTTGATATAGCAAAATCACCTTTTAATCTTTGGGCTGTTGCTGTTTCAGAAGCTAGTGTAGTACCTCTTACAATATCACTTAGTCCAGTAATATCTCTAATGTTTTGTAGTATGTCGGCTTTCTGGGTTCTTAAAGCTACAATAACATTAACAAGCTCAATGATTGGCTTCCATTCTATTTGGTCGCTGATCTTAACGCCTGGCTGTAATCCTTTTAATGGGCTTAACTCTCCATTAGTGCCATTCATAATGGCCTCAATATTAGTTGTTTCTGCCATTGAGTTATAAACACCGCAGAATTTAACTTGCTCTACTAGATCCCTAATTTTTGCATCCAATATATTAAGCTCCATCGCCTGGGCTTTATACATTCTATATAATGGAATAGGAGTTAGGCCGGTTGGGTCAAAATCACTACCTAGTAATCTAGGCACTGGAAAGAAGTTTTTTAAATTATAATTATCTTCCTCATCGCTTAGAATATCACCACTACCGCCAATTGTTAGCCATATAATACGCCCTTTTACTTTATCCCAAACTTCCCAAACTTCTGCTTGTTTAAAAATATCGTCATCTGATAGGTCGTTACTATCTAAATGATCTAATGTATTGAAATTTAAGTCTACATCTTGGCCCTTACGTCCAAATTGTTCAACTAATTGATCTCTTGTCATTTTGTGAGAAAAAGCGATCCATCTGACCTTTTTCCACGTGTTTTCTGGTGAAATACGGATATTATCCCATTCTACATAGTCAATATGTACTTTTTTAGTGTTTAAATCTAAATCTTCCTCTATTTCTGTTGTTGTATCGCCAGTTTCTTCATTTATTACCTCTTTTTCGATCTCTATAACTTCAGCAGGATCAAAAACAACTCTTGCAACTCCTCTTCCTGGTATCAAATAATCATCTCTTGTTTTGTTGTATGTTTCAGCAACATCATCTTCCTCTTGAAAATAAGAAAGAGATCTTTCAAGCATTTCAGAAAGAATACGAGAATTTTCGTCTTTATCTAAAAACCTTCTTGTTATGTTTGGCTTGGGTAAGTTAGAGAATACTAATGGCCTTAATGTTTGGGTATTAGACCAAAACACGTTATAACCTTCAGGATTAGTGTTAGATGTGTCGTTGGCTGTGTTTCTATAGGTATTTAGATACTCGTTGCCTTCTTTTCTGAAGTTTTCTTCTTTATTACTAGAGTTTTCAATCTCTTTAGTCCAAATCTCTACTAGAGCAGTTTTGCCCTTAGATCCAGTTAGTTCTTTTTGTGATTCTGTTACCACTGCTATTGTCTATCATAGTTTCTAAGTTTACTAGATAAACAACGCTTGATTGCCTTGTTTTAATTAGTTTCATTGTTGATTCATTAATCCTTTCCTCACATTATGAGGGTTAAAATCTTTCCACCATTGCTCAGATATTTCAAGTAATGATTTTTCAGCCTCAATAGTAATTGGCCTGCTCATCACTAAATATCTGAGCGTATCTAAAGCATGATCTTCTAATTTAGTATCTAAATCTTCCGGCTTAGATTTGTCATGCTGCATTATAGGAATAGTCCTAATTAATGACTTACAAGAGTTCATTATGAAAAGCAAGGGTTTGTTGTCAACCCCTTTTAATCTACTTCTTATTTGTTGCCACCCTGCAACCCTTTTATTATCTGCCGGCCTCCAAAATACGCCGTGTTTACCCATCTGTTCATTTATAGACACTCCAACACTAACATCAAATATTGCTGGGTCTGCAACTTGGTCATTCATTGGCTCGCCTTGTTGCATCTTTACAATTTCAATTGCGATTTCTTCAGCGTTGATTCTTAAGCCTACATTTGGTTTACCACTCCATCCGTAATATTCCCGGTAAATAACTATCGCATCCTTAGGAATGTAAACTTGCTTTCCTCCTACTGTAATTAGGTTGCCATCACTAACAGCTCCCCATAATACACAGAAAGGAGCTGAAAAACCCCAATCAAACGCCCTAACTCTATGCCAATGAGCTGGAATAATAAAGTCGTCTAATACATGGATGTTTTTATCGAACGTGTCAAAATATGCACCCTCAATAGCTTCCCAATCACCCTCAAGCATGGCTTTTGCTAATGCCCCGCCTAATCCTAATAATTTAGCTCCATAAGTAGGGTCGTTCTTCATCATCGTGGGATTATCTTGTAGCTTAGCAGGGATAAACTGTCTTATCATTCCCCCATCTTCTTCATCGCTTTGGTAAAGGGCCATTTCTTCTCTAGCATCAATAAAAGTGCTTTTAACAAACTCGTGGCCAACTCCTCCAGGGTTTGAACCAGAAACAATACGGGGTAAATGTCCAATAATATTATCAGGAATGGTTAAGCCGCCAAGTCTTACACGACCTCTAAGAAATTTATATATTTTCTCGCTAAAATGCGTCAATTCATCAATCAATAGCACGTTAATTTCTACACCTTGGTATTTAATTACGTCCTTTTCATGTTGGCAATGACATAAATGTATCTTTGAGCCATTCCAAAAAGTGATCTGCCCAGTTTGATAACTGATTCTACAAGCATTGCGTTCTAATAATTCTCGTAAGGTGGCAACAAAACCACTTGATCCGTCTAGGTGATTCTTTTTTAGATCTTCTGATAGTCTTCTGAATAGGTATATCTGGATGTTTGGGACGTTTATTGCGTAGTAGAGGGCTAATACTCTCATGCAGTGCGAATTATGCGTAACAATAAAATCATTTGTTAAATATAGCCCATTTGGATGGGATACAGTTATACACCTGCCTTTAAAGGTTTTATCTCTAACCTCAATATCTATTACTCTTCTATATAGAATAGGTTTTTTATCTATTATATGGTTAATTTTTCTTTGTAATCTAAATAATTTGCGAGGCTCTCTATGTTTAATATATAAGATATAAGCTTTCTTTCCTTTAATTTTCTCCCTCTCTTCGCTATAATAAAAAGGATCTTTTTCGGTTATAGTTGCAGTTCCACCTAATGATTGTACCAAGAATTTAACATCTTCCGCTAATCTAGCGCTCACTGTGCAATAGTATGATTTACCATCTTTATTAGATACAGTGCCGTCAGTATCCATTAGACCCTGAAGTAATGCATACCTTTCTTCAATAGAAGAGTATAAAAATTGACGTGGTATAAATTTATTGTGAGAATATAAACCATATATCTTCAATCTTTGTAAAGCGGCCGTTAATTCTTTTTGAGTCCGTCCTCTAAAATAGAAATTTCCATTGCTATATCTACAATCATAATCTTTTAAGATTTTAGTATAGTACTCTTCGTCATTAGTAGTGAGTTGAATATTACTACTTCCTGTTATACAACCGTCACCCAATAAGCTTCCTAAAATATAAGGATCAATATCCCCTTTAAATCTATATGTAACATTAAATGGCTGTTCCTCACATACTGGAATACACGCCCAATTAGGTCTTATTCCTCTTTCTTTTTGGTTAAGAGCTTCTTGATGCCATTCCAACAATCCATTTGTTTCGATAATCTCTGCTGCATCTTCTCCACAAATTCCCTTACCTTTTACCTTTTTTCTCTTACCGCTTCTCCAAGCTTTCCATAAATGAC